CTCATGTTCACGGCCGAATTGGCATCTCGTGTTCTGAATACGATTTTTTTGTTTGGACAACTCACGCAACAGAACAGACGATATACCTCCATGTTTTTCTTATCTTTATAATGTGTTAGTTCATGGCTACAATCGCAACATAATTTGCTGGTGTTGAACTCATTGATGGTTATCGTGTCAAATCGATTGTGGATTTGTTTTCTCAACCCCTGATTCATCGTTGGCATGAAATGCTTCAACTGCGTGTCCCTGCTCCAATTCCCATAGCCAATCAGAATATTGTCTCCAAAGGTTTCTTGGATTTTATTTAAGAATGTGTCGATGCTTTTCTTACCATAACTGTATTGTCTAAACTTCATTTTTCGCCAAACGTCTCGTTTGTAAAACGCTCCAACCTCTTGGTTCAGTCGGGTCTTTTCGACCAAGTATCGTTTGAACTTTTCGACATCCACCGTCTTACCCTTCTCGAACGATAAAAGTGTTTCTTTTTCGGTTATTTCATGTTGTTTCTTCATTTGTCCTAGAATGCGCTGGTTTCGTTTGCCATAGCTTTCGACTTTGCGCTGTTGTGCCGTGTATTGTAGTTTCTTACCATTCTCGTCCATCATATACACCAACGATTTCTTACCCGGGTCGCAACCGACGATATTCCGGTCTTTCAATCCATCCAGTTGTTCTTTGGACAAGTCCTCAATGTTGTAGAAATGTTGCTCTTTCATGGAAGGAACCCGATTTCCCCACTTCTTACCTTGCAAATCGTTGCGAATAAATAACAAACTACACGCGACTCCATCGGTTTGGATCTGGTGGTGAAACTGGTAATGTGCGTTTTTGAATAGTGGATGATTGAGATTAAGAAGGTTTGTCCATATATCCGTTTGGTTTGCGGTGATGTTTTTCAGCAGCTCGCCTTTCTTGGAGTTTTCCGGGCAAAACAAACTAACCAAACACGCTGTATCCAGAATAATGTGCTGAGGGATGATGTTAGTACGAAGAGGGAGCGGTTGGAACAGTTTGTGTCCGCCCGTTTCCAACACCTCGTTCATATAGAGCATGCCTTTCACGTAATTCATAGGATGTACTTTGACGTCATAATAAACCGACTTGGTCACGTTAGACGGTAAAATATGTGGCAAATGAGTGGCTTTCCAATCGTTGAATCGTTCGTCCGTTTCCTCGTGCAACGAAAGCACATGATGCTTGAATTGGAAAAGGGCTTCTTTATCTACGGTTGGGGCGGTCTTGTTCACGAAACGCAAAAAGTGTTGTATGAACCGCTCTTGTGCGTTATTCGAGATGGATGTATGAATTTGCGTGGCTAAATACGGTAATAAAAAGGTTTTGTTTCTCAAATCGGTTTTCTCGTGGTGTAACAATGGTTGATACTCGACATTGTAAAAAGTCTCTAGCCGTTCAAGCAACCCAACATTAGCCATGGCTCGTCCTCGGTTATCACGAGTTCCCAGTACTTTCAAACAGTACAAGATGAATGGCTCGTCCACAACAGGCAAATCCGTTTGGTTGGCATGGCACGTAATAACATACAACCGAATAAACTGGTACGTATGAATGACTAAATCGTTCATTTCAAAAACCAAGTGGTTTATGACAGGTTGGACTAGATTGCGGTTTTGTAAAAGACTCCGGAGTGGGATTTTAAACGTTTGGTAGGCGGGCTTGTCCGAAGTCCTAAACACTTCGAATGGGTCCTTGACCTTTTTTTTAACCATCCGCTATATTATACATGCATTTTGGTTTTAAGTAGTTGTTTACAAACAATACTTATGTTTTCGACATATGCTGGTGGGTTTCTTCTAAACGTTGTTTGTGTTTTTCTTTTCGACGTAAATAGGATTGCTTGTTATATGCCTTTTTTTGTTCGGGTGTAGGTTTATAATTGGTTTTCACTTTGTATTCTTTGGCTCTTTGTTTTTCCAACTCTCGATGTTTTTCATAGTACCGTCTCCGGCTGGTTGGTGCGGTATATTTTTTTAGATGTGCTTTTGTTTCATGTAGTTCCGTTCTCATTTTTTCCAATTCGCCTTCTAATTCTTGTATTTTGGTGTCCGTTTCCATTCACTTATGAAAGAAAACGAATCGTTAAATATGTTTTTTGCAATGGGCGTTTTCAATGTCCAAAGGTGTAAAACGGTTGCTTTACATGAGTTACATCGGACACAATCCTCATCATGCACTGTCACCTTGTCATTGACTCACTATGACTATGATGTCATCTTGGGATATAGACAGACGCACTAGCAAACACATCGCCATGCCATCTGGTCACCTGATGATTATGAAAGACGCATCGTCATGCTATCATCATGAGATGCCTTCGTGCCGAATAACACGCCAGAATGCACACGACCGGAATGCTCGCCCTTTGACACGACCGAACATGGTTAGACTGGGAATGGACCGCTTTCAAATTATCGGCGTGCTCCTGGATTTCAAAGGCCAACGACTCGTTGTCTTGAATTTCGCGGAGGAACTGCGCATACTTTCGATATACTGGCTCTGCCTCTTGGCACCGGTACAAGACGTAGATGAATGCATTCTGTGCGTAGCAATGTAGATACTAGATAGGCATGTGCTACCCAAACGAAGATTTGAAAAGGCCGAACAAACGGTCCTGAAAGTCTTTTAGACGACGCACCGGTGCCAAGGTCCGGTGGGCCAAGTATCGCAACGCATTCATCAAAAGGCTTTAACACATCAGGATGTTATCGTAAAATCAATGTTACATCATGCTACCACATGGTCATGTAATCATCATCTTTGAACAGTACTGAGTCTCAGTGAGGGACGACTTGCCCCCACGATGCCCATGGCGGTATGGCGAACGAAAAACGAATTGGCATACGTGAGAACTAGAAATCAGGATACTTATGTGTCAAAACTGATTTAAAATACCGTGAACCAAATTGCAACCATCCTGCAAATGAGTCGATGCACTGGTGTAACGAAACGTGGAGCGGCATGCGCTCGAACGGTCGTGTTTCCACACACTCGATGTAAGGCACACCGCGAGGCGGGGACGCACCGACACACGAGCACATCAGCTGATACTGTAGAGTCGACCGAGTCGACCGATACACGCACATATGCGCATCCGGCGACACTCTCCATGTACGACGAACTCGTCGCCTACCACGTGAGGAATCCACACAACTTTGACGATGACACGTATGATGCTGGACCGTTCCACGAGCCTCGAAACGCCCGCTGGTCGGTCGATGCCGACGAAGGACGCGCGCTTTGTGAGCAACAAGACGATGAGTACGCTAGGTCGCTCCGGAAAGATAGGGCGCTTTCCCGATGGAAGAAGTGTCGCATCGCGGTCCACGCACTCATCGGGCTCTCTCGATGGCAACGGCTGCAGTTGTGCTCGTCGGTCATTCGCCTCATACAGAGATGCGAGGTGCAGTTTCGCACGGAATGCTTTTCGCCGTGCGCATCACAACACGACCGAAATCGCATCGGCGACATCGTGCAAAAGAACAAGCAAATCGAGCGTTGGTGTAGCTTGTGGATGGCGCACCAGCGCGTCGGCGACTGGGACGTGAGTAGGATGATGGACGCTCACTTGAAACCCACACACATCCTCCCATGCCATGAAAGAATCCCAGTGGGCAGTGCAGCACAATGAGAGTGTATAACATCTAGGTAAGCGAAAGGACAAGTTTACGCTCCCCAAACGAAGATTTAGGGAAGGCGGAACAAAATAAAAGGCCGCTCTTCGATTGACTTTTCAATGGTTAGTCGCCCAAATTGGGTGCTTTCGCCCTTGAAAAGTGCTTTGAAAAATCCGAATTGAATCGTTCGTCCGTTCTTCCAAACTCTTCGTTTGGGATGGAAGAACCATTTGCCTTCCCCAATCCTCGTTGGGGAGCACAATCCTGTCAATGTTTTGTCGCGCCAATTCTATCCCTCCCAAACGAAGATTTTGGAAGGTCGAACAAACCTTTCAGAATGCGTTTTCGAAGCACTTTTCAAGGGAGGGAGTACTATATTTGGGCTACGAATCTTTGAAAAGTGCTTCGAAAACGCATTCTGAAAGGTTTGTTCGACCTTCCAAAATCTTCGTTTGGGGAGCATAAATTCTGTTTTCACAATGTCCGCCAAACAATTTTATGCTCCCCAAACGAAGATTTTGATAGGATTGACAAAAGATGAAATGCGACTTTTCGAAGCACTTTTCAAGGGCGTGAGTACTCGATTTTGGCTAAGAACAATTGAAAGTCCATTCGAAAATCAGGAACTCATCTTTTGTTCCTTCTTCCAAAATCTTCGTTTGGGGAGCATAAATTTACCCCTCCCAAACGAAGATTTTGGATTCACAGGGCAACATGCAACTGTGAAATCGGAATCTTTGTCATTTATAACAATGTAAATATCAGGTTGGTTTTGATGTAGACATCTCCGATTCTGTAGTTGCACTGTTTGTGCATGTTATTGGAAGCAGGGACAAAAGATGTAATGCGGATTTCGAAGGAAGCACTTGTCAAGGACGTGAGTACTCAATTTGGACAAGTGAAAAGTCGGTCGAAAATCCGCATTACATCTTTTGTTCCTCCTTCCAAAATCTTCGTTTGGGGAGCATAAATTTACCCTCCCAAACGAAGATTTTGGAAGTTTGATGCTCGTCTGTTAGTGAAAGAAAGGGCCCCGAGTAGTCGATTTGGGTACAAAACGTTGAAAAGTGCTTCGAAAACGCGTTCTGAAAGGTTTGTTCGACCTTCCAAAATCTTCGTTTGGGGAGCATAAAATTACAAAAGGAATGTGCTAATGCTGCCTGTGAACCATGTAGCGAACAAAAAATTGCGCAATTTCGCACCCACTACTTAACAAAGGAAATTGCATACGTGAGTACTCAACAATTAGGCTACTTTCCAATAGACACTGAAATGATTTAAAACAAAAGTATTCAATTGGCTGAACTTTGAGTACTCACGTATGCACTTTCCTTCGTTAAGTAGTGGGTGCGAAATTGCGCAATTTTTTGTTCGCCATACCGCCTGTGAATTTGGGGAAGCGCCCGTTGGACGAACTATGGTCAAGTCTCTGTTCAGAAAACGGTTTGTTCGGCCTTCCCAAATCTTCGTTTGGGGGGAGCATAAACTTGATTTGAGGTGCGTATCCACGGTTCATAGGCTCTTGCACGATACGCTGCACCATCTTGTAAATGTGCATGACGATGTGTCGGACAAACTCACAAGATGAAGATGGTGGGGCGAATCGAAACACTCGTTGGCACCCATGTAGCGAACAAAAATTGCGCAATTTCGCACCCACGACTTAACGAAGTGACTTTCATACGTGAGTACTCAAAAGTCAGGCTAATTTGACACATTTCTTTTAAATCATTTCAGTGTCCATTGTAAATTGGCCTGACTTTTGAGTACTCACGTATGAAAGTCACTTAAGTCGTGGGTGCGAAATTGCGCAATTTTTGTTCGCCATACCGCTCGTTGCGATTACAAGCCCGACACATACATGGTCATGTGTCTGTATAAAAATGTTGCAAAAACACTTTCAGGCATCGGTCGAATGTGGTATGAAAATGTAGATAAGAACTGTAGATAACAACAAAAGCAATATTTGGGGAACGAAACCCCTTAAAAGGTGAATAAAGAAAGGGACCATTAGTGTCGATTTCAGGTCATTAACGTCCCCAAATCCGTGCTTTTGTTGTCATCGATTGTTCTTATCTACGTTTTCATACGTTTTGGAAGCATGAACCCACTCGCCTTTTGTATGCGTCTCACATGTTTGTATGGTGTTCCTGAGCCCGCCATTTGTCTGGGCCGACCGCTGACCCGGAAGACCCGACGCATGACGATCATCTATCGATGTCACGTTTGTGTGGAACACCAGGTAGGGTGGTGTCTAAAGCAGCGTGTGCACGAAGCCACTCGCTGGCGGGTCCGTCGCCTTTTTCGGCGGCCTTGGTGAGCCACTCGATTGCGCGCTCGCGGTTCTTCGGTAGACCCTCACCGGTGTAGTACATGTAGCCAATCCAATACTGAGCGTCGATGTGTCCCTTCTCGGCCGCCCGGTGAAAGTACTGTGCAGCGACCGACTTGTTCATCGGCTTTCCTCCGTATCCGAACCGGTACATCGTTCCGAGGTTGAACAGCGCCTCTGCACTCTCCAATGCGGAGGCGATGTAGTACCACTTGGCCGCCTTCTTAAAGTCCTTGGGCCCCCAATATCCGTTGTGATACGCATTGCCAATTTCCAACGATGCGCTGGCGGGAGAGACACCGACCCATTCCGAGTCGCGGTCGTCTCGACTTGCACGGGCTCGCCCAAAGAGTTTCATGGTTGGCTTCGGTATCCTCGACCAAAAAAAATCTATTTAAATCAATTTCATGCTCCCCGTGGGCATTGGGTGAAATATCGTTCCACATGGCGACTCATTGGCGAGCGAAGGAGCCATATAGTTTAGCCCTCCCAAACGAACATTTTGGAAGGTCGGACGAACAGAATCGGCACATTTCAGAGTGCGTATTCGAAGCACGTTTCAACACTTTGTAGCCCAAATCGAGTACTTACGCCCTTGAAAAGGCTTCGAAAACGCATTCTGATTCTCATTTCTGAAATGTTCGTCCGACCTTCCCAACTCTTCGTTTGGGGAGCATAAAGATGCGCGATTTTTCGCGACCGAAGCATATGCTAGGGAATAGGCCACTAGGCGCTAGAACTACTCTAACAGCGCTGACAAACAAGATGACGTTCTGGCCATCGCGCACCCACCGTCGCCGGTCACGCCATCGGGCAGATCGACGCATTCAAGGTATTCGTCGCATGGTGGGTGTGTAAGCAGCGTCGAGAGGCCTAACGGCGCCGATAACGTGGCATATCCGGTGTCGACCGGGTGGGGTGCTATCTGCGCGCTACCGACGTGCGTCGGGAACACCGACGGTGTGGCGACGGGTAACAGCGTCAGGCGCCGTAGATTTTGCTCGAGTTCCTCGACGAGACGCTCCAGCGCAAGCACTCGACGGACGAGGTCGGCGTTCGTCGGCGTGGGTGGGGGGACCATCGTGTGGACGTTCGTTCGACGGTTTGCGGTGAGGACGTCCCCCTTTTTGGCGCATGCGCCATTTTCCGACGTCAGCGTCTTCCGACGCCCCCCCTCCATTTTTGGCCAAGAGCGGCGGGTTTCCATGTCTAGCAGACGGCGAGCGAGCTCCACGTCGTTATCGACGATGGACTCTCGCAACATCCACTCGTTTGTCCCACCCTTCATCGAGCACAGAACGAACGTTCGATTGTCGCACGCACGAGTGACCTCGTCGTGCATGTTCACGATGGACGATATCGGGAAGACCCTCATGGCGAAAATCGTTGAATTTTAAAATAGTGGCCTATATATCGCAAAAGGTTCAAGAACGTTTGAGATTTGCCACGTGGTGGAAACATCCAAATGAGTTAAAATTTACCCCTCCCAAACGGAGATTTTAGAAGGTCAACCAACCTTTCCGAGGATCGGTTTCGGTCGGCACTAGCAACACTACCGCCAATGGCAGGTGTGAACCTTGTGGCCGAAGCTTGTCGGCATCAAATCTGTTCGATCGGATCGAGTATGCTGCGCCCTTCGTTAGAGCACACGATACCCTGCGTTTTCGGAGCACTTTTCAAGGGCGTGAGGACAGGATTTGGTTTGGGCTACAAAACGTTGAAAAGTGCGCCGAAAACGCAGTTCGGAAAGGTTTGTTCGTCCTTCCAAAATCTTCGTTTGGGGAGCATAAAACTGCGACGGACGAGTCTCTGATGGCGAGTTCGGACTCAAATTCGGGTCATCGTGTCATCGCCGACTCATCGGGTGGTATTGAGTTTCGTGCTAGCATGCGCATCTTTTTTGAATTATGTTTTCCGTCGGTGATTCTGGTGCTCATCGATGTCGTTCCAGCGCAGATATGTTCAGAACTTAGGGACAAACTGAGGTCCACTCTCGGATTTGTACTTGCCACTCTCACTACCCTGTGTGACTATCGTTGGCTCCGCCCAGTATACCTTGAGATTGCATTCCCTCATCGCCACGTTCATCCACAAATCGCTTGAGAGTCTTATGTGATTATTCAGGTCGATATACTCGCACAATTTGACCGCACACTTTTTACTCATCAGGTAACTATCTAGACATCTCGTTCCGCCTAAACCGCCCCAATGGGTCGGTTGGGTGCATTTTTCATAGATGCATTTGTCTTTTACCAGCATGTGCGGTTCGATGTGCAACTTGCACCCATCTCCGATAAACAACATGTCATAATCTACAGGTAGATCAGCGACATACTTGGCGAAAATCTCCGAAAAGTTTTCACACAATATAACGTCGTCCTCGAATATGAGAGCATGGTCGTATCGATCTTTAATTTGTCGGTACGCATGAAAGTGCTTCAGTGTAAGCGACATCATTGCCGGATGTATGTCTGTTGAAAACATCGCAACCTCTTCGTCGCTTAAGCGTCCTTGGTCAAACTGTTCAATGAACTCGTAATCGGTGATATTATGCGTCTGGAATTGTTCAAGAATGTCAGCCTTCCGCTCGCATAGTTTTGTATAGTGCGTAACAAAAACCTTCATGCTTTTGTTAGGGGCATGTCCTTTTAAGATAATACACACTGAGTCGTAACTATCGACTCGCTGCGCTATGTACGAAACCATGTTGCGAACAAAATCCCCATGTTACTCAGTTGAGGCCTGCATGCACGGTCTTTTATCACGGTGGACCCATCATGACAGCATCACAGTGTGAGTTCGACTGGAACATCGACATGCTATCTTCATCTTGTGACTCTGACGTTGACTCCCCCCAACCGAAGATTTTGGACGGTCGAACGAGCCGTTCGATGAGTCGTTTCGAAGCACTTTTCAAGTGTGTGAGTACTCGATTTGGGCTACAAAACGTTGAAAAGTACTTCGAAAAGACTCGTCGAACGTTTCGTTCAGCATTTCAAAATCTTCGTTTGGGAGCCATAAAGTTGAGTTCGACATGCACATCACCATTGAAGAAGGTTGCATGCACGGTCTCTTCACAATGCTGGCATGCACGCTCTTTTAACACGGTGGACCCAAGACAGCATCACAGTGTGAGTTCGACTGATACTGTGACAGTGGCAGTGATACATCGACATGCTATCCACATCTTGTGAGTTGGACAGACACATCAGAAATCTATCTTCATCTTGTGTCTCTGAAGTTCGTTATGCACATCACCATCGAAGAGGGGCTGGCATGCACGCTCTTTTAACACGCTGGACCCAAGACAGCATCACAGTGTGAGTTCGACTGACACATCGACATGCTATCCACATCTTGTCAGTTGTACAGACATATCAGAGTGCTATCTTCATCTTGACTCCTGAAGTCTATCCATCACAAACGAAGATTTTGGAAGGATGAACACAAGATGAAATCCGGATTTCGAATGAAGCACTTTTCAAGGGCGTGAGTACTCGATATGGGCTACGAGCCATCGAAAAGTCAGTCGAAAATCCGGATTTCATCTTGTGTTCATCCTTCCAAAATCTTCGTTTGGGAGGGTAACGGCGGAATCTCACTGCGGACCCATAATGGCCACATCACCGTGTGAGTTGGACAGACACATCGGCATGCCATCATCATCTTGAGCGAGTTGACTCTGAAGTTGACTCAGACTGACACATCGGCATGCCATCATCATCTTGACTCTGAAGTTTATGCTCCCCAAACGAAGATTTGGGAAGGCCGAACAAACCTTTCAGAACGCGTTTTCGAAGCACTTTTGAACGTTTTGTAGCCCAAATCCTGTACTCACACCCTTGAAAAGTGCTTCGAAAATGCGTTCTGAAATGTTTGTTCGGCCTTCCCAAATCTTCGTTTGGGAGGGGTAAAGTTGACTCCGACTGACACATCATTTGACTAGTGTTTGTGCTCGACATTACACATCACCATTGAAGCAGGACTTGCATGCACGCTCTTTCACAACACGGCTGGCATGCACGAGCTTTAAAACGGTGGACCCATCTTGACATGCACTGATAGCATCAAAGGGTGAGCTCGACTGACACATCGGCTTTTAACACGTCTGGCATGCACGTTCTTTAGCATATTCACTTCACTCTAACGGTCGTTTCCGAAAATGTGCTCGACATGCACATCACAATTGAAGCAGGGCTTTCATGCACGCTCTTCAACACGACTGACCAATCATGACCGAATCGCTGTGTGATTTTGACAAACACATCGGCATGTTTGGCGGACATTTGTCCGTCTTGGACGGATTTTGATTTAACATGATGATGTGCATGTGGAGCTTATGGCATGGTGATAGCATGCTGACCACCGGATGATGATAGCGTGATGATGCGCCTGTCGAACACTCACACGACATCACAAGATGACAATAGTATGATGTATCGGTCAAAACATGACATGCCGATGGGTCAGTCGAACTCAGCGCATGATACATCATGAGTTCATGACGGTGTGTAGAACATGATGATAGCATGATGTCTGTCGCGCCTGGTGATATCATGAGGTAATGACGGTGTGTAGAACATGATGATAGCATGATGTCTGCAGCTCCTAGCATCGACCAAAAAACTGCGCGATTTCGCGACCACCTAAGGGGAGTGCAGTAAGTTCTCTCTAAATGTATTCTCACCAAACGAAGCTTTTGGAAGGCCGAATACACCTTTCCGAATGCGTTTCCCTGGGAAGCACTTTTCCAGGGAGCGAGTACTCTATTTGGGCTACGATTCATTGAAAAGTGCTTCCCGGTAAACGCATTCGGAAAGGTTTGTTCGACCATCCAAAATCTTCGTTTGGGAGGGGTAAAATGGCATTTGTAACGGGCATCATATCATCCTCCTCATGTCGTGAGAGCGAGGTTAGTGTGATGATTGTTACAAATTTATGCTCCCCAAACGAAGATTTTGGAAGGAGGAACAAAAGATGAAATGCGGCTTTACCGACCGTCGCACAACGACCCACGATGAAAAATGATTTAAAGGACAAACCGTTCGTTTCACCAGCGAACCGACATGAAAAGGTGCTACTCACTCGGCTTGGTCGACTCTGCACACGGCAAGCTCGACGACGCGACGTCGGAGAACAAAAAGAGAGAGTTTGAGATTCGCGCGCGAGTCGCGCGCCACGACGAGCATCCGGTCGACTCGAGTGGCCGTCCACTGTTGTTCGTCGAAGACACGAGCGAGTGTCCAGTATGCCGAGAACCGTTCGATACGGTCGCAGTGTATCCATGCGGTCACTTTCTTTGTGGTGATTGCCACGAGAAGCTGGCGAGTGGCGCCGTTACCTGTGTGTCCGACCCCAATCACTGCATCGTCTGCAAGGATGAAACCCCATTTGGTTCGGTCATCATCCACAAGCTACTGCCGATCGGTCGCAGCGGCACCACCGCATCCTTTTCGCAAAAGATGGACCATGCGCACAAGTGGGTGGTGGCCCCCCCGCCCTCCAGCGAGTCGACCCGACATGAACCGCCACCCGGCGCTGCATGCGCACGTTTCTTGCCCATGCGACATCCGGACGATGCGAGGGCGTCGGCGCTCATCCTGGAGATTCCGACGGTCGATGTTGCGACCGACGCGGAGGACCGCGCAGTCTACCACTTCCTAATCGACGTGTCGGGGTCGATGACCGAGTTTCTCTCGCGGCTGCGCTCCAGTGGAACGCTGCATCGACTCGCGCAGCGACTGGTCGGATGTTTCGTGTCCTTCAGCCAGTTCAGCGACGACGCGACCACCGTTATACCCCCCGTCGAGGTGCGAGTCGACAGCGCCGCGTCCATCGCCGAGACGCTGCACGACCGTCTCCAAGCCGACGGGCGGACGTCCCTGCACTTGGGGCTGATGCACCTACGCACGCACGTGATACCCGAGATGACGCGCGTGCTGGGCGACGAGAGCGTCCGCGCGCGGGAGCACCTGGCGGTGATTCTCACCGACGGCGAGGCCGATTGCACGCCACTCGCTGCCGACGAGTTTCGGCTACTAGAGGCGGTGTGCACCCCCTTCTTGCTGGGAGTCGGTGAGAATTACAGCTTCGACGCGTGCGACCAGATCGTCCGCCGAGACACCACCAAATACGCGCACATCGACGACGAATCGACGTTGGTCGACCACATGTGCCACCGACCCCACGTTCAGAGGTTCTTTATCCGAGCGTCCTCCGAGGATTCGCTGATGTATTACAACGGCAACGTTACCCCACCCGTGAACGGCGTCCACGAGCTGGTTCTGCGGCGGCGCACCGACGAAGCGACGACCGTCGTGTTTTCCAACGTGGATGAGCGCACGCTCACGTGCAACGACGCCCCGGTGGTCCTCCAGCGCGATGTCCGACTGGGCTTTGCCTTCAAGAAGGTCATGCAGACCACCATCGCGCTCGCGCACGTCAAGGACCTCAGCATCGGTGTGTCGCATCGAGACATGTACGCAAACATCCACGCGCTGACAAGCGCGAAGCGCGTCATCAAGTCGTATGGGGTGGGACTCGGCGCATCGCACGCCGACCTGATGGACATGATTGATACGCAAGTGTCGATGTTTACAACGATGCTCGCGTCACGCGACGAATCGGTCGGTCGTTGTCACTCGTCGAATACAACCGCACGGCTGGCGACGTTCACCGCGTTGCGTGCGTATACGGCCCTTGGTTGAGGTGGCTTCGGCTCAGTCCGTGGCTCAGTCTGTGGCTCAGTCCGTGGCTCAGTCTGTGGCTCAGTCAGTAGAACAGTCCGTTGCTCAGTCAGTAGAAGAGTCCGTTTCTCAGTCAGTAGAAGAGTCCGTTGCTCAGTCAGTAGAACAGTCCGTTGCTCAGTCAGTAGAACAGTCCGTGGCTCAGTCCGTGGCTCAGTCCGTGGATCAATCAGTTGCTCATTCAGTAGAACAGTCCGTTTCTCAGTCAGTAGCCGTGAAGCGAGCATTAAATTGCGCAATTTCAGGCCCCCACTTAAGGAACACAGTTGAGTATTGTGTGAGTACTCACATTTGGGCCAATGTTTCACGCATGCGCATATATCATCTAGACTTTTGTTGATTTCGTGTAGACATTGGCCCAAGTGTGAGTAATCACACCATGCTCAACTGTGTTCCTTAAGTGGGGGCATGAAATTGCGCAATTTAATGCTCGCAACTAGGGTCAGTAGAACAGTCCGTTGCTCAGTCAGTAGAACAGTCCGTGGCTCAATCCGTTGCTCAGTCAGTAGAACAGTCCGTTTCTCAGTAAGTAGAACAGTCCGTGGCTCAGTCCGTGGCTCAGTCCGTGGCTCAGTCCGTGGCTCAGTCAGTGCACACCGACGGGCTGCGCACGACCTTCAACCTGGCGTTTTCATCCACCACCAGCGCGACCTGCGTGTCGGGACTTGCTGCGTCGTCCGCGCAGGAGCATGCGCTTTCCGGGTCGCATTGTTCGTCCCACTGACCCGACGAGCCAGACCCCTCCGACCCGCCGACGTCGTGTGCGATAAACCCGTCCAATTGGCTCGTTCGCTCGACGTAGTCGCGCTCGAATTGCGTGATGAGGTCGCCCACGTTCTGCTTCAAGTTGTCATTGAGCGCCTGCAGTTCGTCCTTGTACTGCGCTTCAAGTGCCTTTTCGTCGAGGTCGTCGGCACTGGCCTGCTTGATGGTCTCTTCAAACGCCTGCATCTGCGATGCATGCTTGTCGCGTAGTTTCTTTAGGATACCCTCGTGATAGTCGCGTTTGTTTTGGAGTTTCTCATCGAACTTGGCTTTGCGCTTTTGGTGTCGCTCACTTGCCCATCGCTGGACACTGGCCACGTTGGTTTTGTACAAAATGCATAGCGGGCACATGCACGATTTGCGATCGGACGCGTCCATCTTACCATGTACTTTTATCCTTTACAATTTCAAACTGTAAGACACTCGCGATGCGCTTGGGCGTTTCATGTCGTCGTCGTATGGCCATTGGCCAGCCAAAAAGTCGCACTTTCAGCCCTCGATCGAAAGTCGTATGAAAACGTCGATAAGAACAATCGACTATTATCGATAACTACAAAGGCAAGGACTTGGGAGTGTGGTCTATTTCATTACCTTTCCACTGTTTCCCGCTGGATGGAGGTGACCTCGTCGTGCCTTTACGGTGGAAACCCGAATGTCCACGCCGGCAGAGAAGGCTGCGACGAAGGGACCCGTCGCCGTCTAGTACGGTGCACACGCCGCAACAACCGACGAGCAAGGGGACGTCCAGTCCTCTCTAAGTTGGTCGTACAACCGCATGATGAACTCCATTGTCGGGACCAAGTTCCCACTCTCGGTATGAAACCGTTGCGACTGGTGATGATGAATTCGCACTTTATCGGCGTCTTCGGTGACCGTAAACTTGTCGTGCGGGAAGGTCCGTGTATTCAGCGCATCATGTGGAATGTCGCCGTCGTACATTCGATGCCAATGACGAAACGAACGGATGAGTCGGAGCCAAGTATCATACGCCACTCTCAATCGCCGTGTCCACGTCGCATAGTGGGACGTTATGCGGCGTAGATGTGGCTCGTCCGCCCATGCATCGGGTAGTTGCGGTGGTTGAGTGTAGGTCAGAACACAGTCGAAGAAGTGGTTCCAAAAGGCATATCGTGCGTTCGAGATCAGGCGCATCGCCTGACCATCCCGCTTCAAGCACGAGCATTGATGAAAGCTATATCGGAACACAAATGCCTTGGATGTACGCTGTGCGATCCGACGAACGTTGCAGCTCAGCCACTTGGTCACACTCGCCCACACAATCGACGGCAGGCGCTCCCATGGAACATGTTGAAGCATGCCCGGCGTCGAATGACATCGAAAACATCGACACAGCCGCTCGTTCGATTCGACGACTGTCTTGCATGTGCCATTCGTCCTGACCGTTCGATGAACATGGCATAATGGGTGCGGCGAGAGACCGCATCGCTGGCCATTTCGCTTACATCGCACCCCAGTCGATGTCTTGGCTGCGCATCGCATTCCCTTCCATGCCATTTAGGCGCTTTTAAGTTATTTGATATCCTATCGGTACATGACCGACTGTTCTAGTTTATATAAAGCACACCAGCCGTCGGCAACTAGTCCCCTTTTTTTCGACAATCTCCATTTTGAAAGCTGCCTGGAAATGGATGACGATGCAACAATCCAGGCAGCCTGCTGCCGACTTGGTCTCGCCATCCCCGGCTTGCACTTGCGAACGAGATGTCTGCAGAATTGCACTCAAATGAACCTGGATTCGTGGTTAACATTTTTGTCAAAATGTTCAAAATGGAGATTGTCGAAAAAAGGGGACTAGTTGCCGACGGCTGAAGCACACAGCATATGACCACATGCATCGGTTTGCAATCATGCATCATGTCGCATGCCTGAATCATGCCTGATGTGTGTGTGTGCGTTAATCACATGAAGAATCATGCATCATCATATTGTGACTCCGAAGTTGAAGTTGAACGTGTGAGTTCGACACGCACATCAGCATGCTACCATCAAGTTGTGAGTTCCACAGACACATTAGTACGAGGCTGCAATGCACGCCCCTTTAACACGGATGGGACATACTGGCAACATCACTGTGTGACTTTGTCATGCACATCAGCATGCTATCAGCATATTGTGACTCCGACGTTTAGTAGTCGTCGTTTACCCCTCCCAAACGAAGATTTTGGAAGGATTGCACTAAGGATTGACAAAAGATGAAATGCGGATTTTCGAAGCGCTTTTCAATGGTTCGTAGCCCAAATTGAGTTCTCACTCCTGAGTGGCATTTACAGTGGACTGTCTCTAGATGGCATTTTTAACAATCATCACACGGACATCGCTGTCGATTCGGTGTCGAAACATCAAGATGATGCCCGTTACACTAGTCGTCGGCAACTCACCCCTAAATTTGGACGAATCTCCATTTCGGAGAATTCGTCAATATTTAGAACAACATTTCGTGGTTCAAACATTTGACGAATTCTCCGAAATGGAGATTCGTCCAAATTTAGGGGTGAGTTGCCGACGACTGCGTTACACGCGCCCGAACGAAGATGTTGGATGGGTGGTTGTGCGGCGGTGAACAAAGATGAAATGCGAATTTTTCGACTTTTCAATGGTTCGTTGCCCAAATTGAGGACTCACGACCTTGAAAAAACCTTTAGATTACGGTAGCATGCCTTGTGCATGTCGAACTAGCACCGTGATGCTTTTGACGTTGAACTCGCACGGTGATGCAGCACTGATGCTGTCATTATGGGTGCGCCGTGTTAAAGAGCGTGCATGCCAGCCCCTTGGCACGCACGCCCCGTAACACGACTGATGCAATGCTCTGCGCCGGACACAATCGTCATGATATCATCATCTTGTTACGTCGCTCGACAGTGTCGACACCGAGACACTCAGACACATGCAGCCCAGTTTGTTCAGCTTGGTTGGCATGCACGCCTTCTTAACACGGCTGGCACGCACGCCCCCTTAACACGACTGTCATGCACGCCTTCTTAACACGACTGATGCGATGCTCTACACCGGACACAATTATCATGATATGTCATCATCTTGTTACGTCGCTCGACACCGAGACACTCAGACACATCATCGTATTATCATCATTCTGTGAGTTCTACGGGAATGTCTGCCACCCAGTTGGCTCAACTTGGTTGGCACGCACGCCCTCTTAACACGGCTGGCATGCACGCCTTCTTAACACGACTGATGACGCGCAGTGATGAGATGCTCTGCGCCGGACACAGCATCATGCTGTGATTTCGACAGGCTTGTAGCCCAGTTGGTTGGCACGCACGCCCTTTAACACGGCTGGCATGCACGCCCTTTAACACGGCTGGCATGCACGCCCTTTAACACGGCTGGCATGCACGCCCTTTAACACGGCTGGAATGCACGCCCTTTAACACGGCTGGAATGCACGCCCTTTAACACGGCTGATGCTGCGCAGTGATGCGATGATCTGCGCCGGACACAATCATCATGATATATCATCATCTTGTTACGTCGCTCGACACCGAGACACTCAGACACATCATCATATTATCATCATGCTGTGAGTTCGACAGGATTGTAGCCCAGTTGGCACGCACTCCCTTTAACACGGCCGGCATGCACGTCTTTGAATACATACCACACCTTTCTCCATGCAGGCACATCGTCCATGATTCGCCAATGACTCGTCATGCTATCATCATCTGCGACTCATGTTGTGAGTTTCATGCGACTCCTGCCTATTTTTCTGAGTCAAAATTCTGACACATGAAGATGTCACACATCGTCAATGTTATTAACATATGCTCCCAGATATGACCAGCCCCGCGTAAATGCATGTCGAACACACACACTAGTAACATGGCGATCGGCCAGTGCGACGGCCACCGATAGCATGATGATGTGTCACTGTGTCAGTAGCAGTGTGGCGAGCATAAATTGCGCAATTTCAAGGCCCGCTACTTAACGATGAAATAGACCATACGTAAGTACTCATGTTAGGGCAATTTGGCACAATGACCTTAAATCATTTTGATTTTGTGGAGTTCAAGTGTGCAATTTTCCCCAAATTGGAGTACTCACGTATGGTCTGTTTCATCGTTAAGTAGCGGGCCTTGAAATTGCGCAATTTATGCTCGCCACATGGGTCAGTAGGAGACTCGGAGTCAACTGGCGGTAGCACGGTCCACCTGGCCTTTACTTTGCGAGTTGTCTGATGCGGCAGCATTTTAGACGACCCCAGACTGACCGCGCACGTAAAGTGCAGTGATAGTCGCGACTTAGGATGCAGGATCGCGCCATCTAAGCTGAAAATAAAGTATAAATGACGATTCGGACGCTGTGCATAGTCATCGTCGCATGCATGTTGCTTTGGTCGCTCTTGGCAACTACAGGGCGCCGAGAGCGTCTCACGTGGGGTGGCGCGCCGCCCAACGCGCCTACCATCCGTCGGATTCGCCTGACGAACAAGGGGACGGCCGTCGTGGTCTTCAGCAAAGTCGGGTTGTACCCCAAACTCGACGATGCCACCGGCAACCTCCGCGATTGGCTGGATCAGAACCAAGCATCGGTGCGGGTCTACACCAACGGCCTCGCGTCCCTCAAAGGCGACGCGCTTAACATGACCTCGACGACTCCGCAGTCGTACGACACGGTCAGTGGCGACCACTACGTCGCGTTGCCCGTCGGCACGTCGCTCGTGGTCGACCTGAACGCGGACGTGCCGCTTGCGGCCATTCGAATGGGCCAAATCAACTCGACCGCGACGCAACGCCGCTTGTTGGTCGAGACGGGCGGCACGAACATCGCCGGCATCGTCGACGCGGACTTTGTCGCGGGGTCCATGTAGCGAACAAAAAATTGCGCAATTTCGCGACCACCTAAGGGAGTATGGTTTAGGTACTCACTTTGGGCAACATGGTACCAAATATTTTAAATCACTTTCGTATTCACAGCCACATGAAAAATGATTTAAACTATTCGGTGCTTTGTTGGCCCAATGTGAGTACCTAAACCATACTCCCTTAGGTGGTCGCGAAATTGCGCAATTTTTTGTTCGCTACACGGCGCGGGGTTCGTGCGACTCAGCGGGGCCGTTGCAGCGCCACCGCCCGACTCGTACATCGGCGCGAGCGGCATCTACGAATACGCCGCCCAACCCTCTGGCTTTGCGCCCACGTCGCCGACGGCCTTTTACTCGTATCCACCAACGGCGGGCGTGATTACGCGCTTTCAATCGTCGTCGGACGCGGTGAACGCGGGGAATCTGGGCGTGATGGGTGAAAACTACACGATAGAGTGTCTATTCAAATCCACGTCGGTGACCTCGTACAGAAACCTGTGCGACATGAACTACAACGCCACCAACGTCGGGCCACGATTCGAGCAGACGAGTGACAAGAGTGCCTGCTGGGTGTGGTCGGCCCGCGGCTCATTCACGTTCTCGCCACCATTCGCACTCTCGGATGGCGCGTGGTATTACATTGCATTTGTCATGAGCAACGGAATGGTCAGTACGTACCTCAACGACGTGCAGACGGCGAGCAACGTGCCGACCCGTTGCGACGGATTCCCCACGACCTTTGGGTCGGTGCAGATCGGCATGGGATACAGCGCCGACCGACACTTTATAGGCGAGATTGCCATGTTCAGAATCTACAAAACGGCGCTCACCGCGGCCGAAGTCCGACAAAACGCGGCGCGGGCGATGAGCCGATCGAGTGCCACTGTGCACACCACCGCCCCGTCGCCGGAGGTCGCGCCTGCGTCGACGGCTGCACGGGTTCCGGTGCCAGCGGGTGGCGTACGCTCGATATACGCGACGGACGCGCACGGTCGCAAGACCGGTGGCTTCAACGACGACCCGTTCGCGCCGTTCTTGCTGTGTTGCTACCCGGGCGACACGTTCGACGACGTCAGTCACCTCCTCAACCCGAACACCACCGTCAAGACCGTCGATACCAAGGCCGGCACGGCCCTCATCACAACGTACTCCAAGTTCTACGGCAAGTGCACGCGCACGCGCGACGTCGACGTGCCGGGGGCGCTTCGATTCCGCACCTTTCCGACCAACGTCTTCGCCAACGACTTTACACTCGAAGGGTGGCATCGGAATGGCGACACGGCGATGCACGGCGTCCCGCTCGTGTGCAGCCAGCCGTTCAACGGAACCACGTCGCAGCTGTACGTCGGCGTGCAATGGGCGGCAAACTCCCCGAGTCCCCCCACCGGACCGGGGAAGTTGTGGGTGCGTCGATGGAACGGGACCGACACGGGGAATGATTGGGTGTTTGGCCCGGGAAACATCCCAATCAACACCTTCTTCCATTTTGCGGTCACGTACACGGCCAGCACGAAGACCTACCGAGGGTACGTCAACGGGGGATTGAGCCTGACCACGAACTGGAAGGACACCGTGGGCGGGGGGACCGCACTGGTCCTCGGTGGAACGTTCTGGCCGACCGATAGCCCAGGTATGGACGATTCGGATTGTCGGGGGATGTTTCAAGATTTTCGATTCTACACGGCGGTCAAGTACGTTGCGAACTTTACCGTCTCGAGGTGATGGTGGTGGCGAGTCACTGGCGAGTCGGACGGTGTCTGACGGAGTGGCGACTTGCAGACCATGACCTAGAGACTGAGCCAGTGAGCCACCACCGCCCCAGTGCCACTGGCACAGTTGCACTTCGTGTCGTCGACGAGCCCCAACCTGCCCACACTTTCGACCGACTATGTCTTAAAGGGATGACTCTTCCAACTAAGATGGCGTCGTATGTCGGTCCGGTGAAAATCAGCCCCGAACGTGATGCGACGTTGAGCAAACACGCCGTGGCGTTGCTGAAAGAGTACTACTGTCGACCGGCCGAACCGACCGCCCAACACGCCTTTGCGCGAGCTGCCGTTGCCTACTCGGGTGGCGACGACGGACTGGCCCAGCGCATCTACGACGCCGCATCGCTGGGGTGGCTGATGTTTGCGTCGCCCATCTTGTCCAACGCGCCCGACGTCGACACGTCGACGGGCGCGACCGCGAACAAGGGGCTGCCCATCTCGTGCTTCCTCTGCCACGTCCCCAACACGCTGGATGGCCTCATCAATCACACGAGCGAGCTTCGCTGGCTGTCGGTCAAAGGCGGCGGGGTGGGCGGCCACTGGAGCGACGTGCAGTCGGTCTCGGACAAATCGCCGGGGCCTCTGCCCTTCTTGCACACGGTCGATGCCGATATGGTGGCGTACCGCCAGGGGAAGACGCGGAAGGGGAGCTACGCAGCCTACTTGGACATCAACCACCCCGACATCATGGAGTTTATCGGGATGCGCATCGCGACCGGCGGCGACTTTCACCGGAAGAACCTCAACCTGCACCACGGGGTGAATCTGTCGGACGCGTTCATGCAGGCCGTCGCCGACAACGCCACGTGGGAGTTGGTCGACCCGCACACACGCATCGTCAAGGAGCGCGTCGTCGCACGCGACGTGTGGCAGTGCATCCTCGAGACGCGGTACCGCACGGGCGAGCCGTACCTGCACTTCATCGACACGAGCAATCGGTCGCTGCCGCCGGAGTTGAAGGAGATGGGCCTGCGCATCCGGGGATCGAACCTGTGCAACGAAGTCTTTCTGCCCACGTCCGAAGACCGGACGGCGGTGTGCTGCCTGTCGTCGCTCAACCTCGAGGCGTACGACGACTGGAAGGACACGACCATCGTCCAGGACCTGACGCGCTTCCTCGACAACGTGCTCGACTCGTTCATCGCGAACGCGCCGGACCAAATCGCCAAGGCGCGATACTCGGCGACGCGCGAGCGCTCGATCGGGATCGGCGCGATGGGCTGGCACTACTATCTGCAGAAGCACGACATCCCGTTCGACTCGTACGAGGCCTTCGAGTGCAACAAGAAAGTGTTCAAGCACATCCAGGACCTGGCGAAGCGCGAATCGATGGTCCTGGCGATCGAGCGGGGGGAGGCGCCCGATATGGCTGGGTCGGGACTCCGTAACGCCCACTGCATCGCGGTCGCGCCGAACGCCAACAGCTCCATCATCGTCGGGACGTCGCCGTCCATCGAGCCCGTGCGCTCCAACGTGTACACGCACCGCACGCGGTCGGGGTCGTTCCTGGTGCGGAACAAGTACCTCGAGGCCCACCTGCAGCAGCTCGGGCGGAACACCGACCAGACCTGGTCGTCGATCGCCGACCAGTACGGGTCGGTGCAGCATCTCACCTTCCTATCCGAAAGGACCAAGCGGGTGTTCAGGACCGCCATCGAGCTCGACCAGCACACGATCGTCCGACAGGCCGCGGACCGACAGGCGCACATTTGCCAGGGGCAGTCGGTCAACCTGTTCTTCCCCGCCGAACTCGAAAAGTCCACGCTGCATTCGGTGCACTTTCTCGCGTGGAAACTGGGGTGCAAGGGCCTCTACTACCTACGAACCGAGACCGCGAACAAAGCGGGGCGGGTGCGAAACGCCGCTTCGGACTCGAACGTCGACGACCCGCCGAGTAGTGCAACAATGGCGAGTGTTGCGATGGCGTGCTCGCGCCGGGAGGATTGCACGGCCTGCCACGGGTAGGGCGGGTTAGGTATCACGTTTGTAACCAAGACCGTCGTTGGCGTGTGAATTATTTTATGTCGACATGCAATCGACCTAAAATCCGAGCGACCGACAACACAGTTTTGAACACACACGCCAGCATCTTCATGTCATCATGTGAATTATCTATATACGACCACAATAATTCATGCTCCCCAAACGACGATTTTTGGACGACATGACAAACCGCTGGGAGAGCGTCTTTTCGAACGACTTTTCAAGCGACTTTTCAAACGACTTTATGCTCCCCAAACGAAGATTTTGGAAGGAGGAACAAAAGATGACATCCGGATTTTCGAAGCGCTTTTCAATGGTTCGTAGCCCAAATCTAGTGCTCACGCCCTTGAAAAGTGCTTCGAAAATCCGGATGTCATCTTTTGTTCCCATTGTGGCGAACAAAAAAGTCGCATTTTCAGCCCTCGGTCGAAATGAGTAGGGAAAACGTAGATAAGAACATCGATAAGCACAACAAGCAATGATTTGGGTAGAAACGTTCATGAAAAGGCCATCAAACGGACAATTATAGTCATTTGGATGCGTGAAAACTCCCAAATCATTGCTTTTGTTGTTATCGAGTTTTCTTATCTACGATTTTTATACCACTTTCGACCGAGGGCTGAAAGTGCGACTTTTTTGTTCGCCACAATGTTTGTTCCTCCTTCCAAAATCTTCGTTTGGGAGGGGTAGACTTTTCAACCTAGAATCCTAGAATCGACCAAAAAATTGCGCGATTTCGCGACCACCTAAGGGAGTATAGGTTGGGTACTCACATTGGGCCAACAATGCACCAAATATTTTAAATC